AAAGATTACAAGGTCACACCAAAATCTAAGATGCCACAACTACCAAAAGATTATTTACGAAAACATAACAACAAATGTTTGCGTGCAATTGCAAAGGCAAGAGAGTATGACAAAGCGGTCAATACTTTTATAGATGGGTTACTGGAATATGTGCACAAGGGTAGAATACATGCAGATATAAATCAGATAAGATCAGATACAGGTGGCACAGTCACCGGCAGGTTTAGTATGTCCAATCCTAACCTGCAACAGATACCAGCCAAGGGTTATATCGGTAGTAAAATGAGAGAATTATTTATACCAGAGGAAGGTTGTGAATGGGGTAGCTTTGACTATTCACAGCAGGAACCACGTATTGTAGTGCACTATGCGATCAAATTAGGTCTGCCGGGCACAGAAAACCTGCAGGAGGAATTTGACAAAGATGATGCAGATTTTCATCAGATAGTCGCTGACATGGCTAATATCTCTAGGAAACAGGCAAAAACAATTAACCTAGGTCTGTTTTATGGCATGGGTAAGATAAAACTACAGAGAGAACTAGGTCTGGATCAGAGACAGGCAAAAGAATTATTTAACGAGTACCACGGACGAGTGCCATTTGTGCGTCAGCTATCACAGGAATTAATAACATTTGCAAAAGAAAATAAATTACTATTCACATTGTATGATAGATTTTGCAGGTTTGATAGATGGGAGACAACAAACAAAGAGTGGAATCCTGAGACAAACAGATTTAACGAGGTGCCCCTGTATACAAAAGAGCAAGCGATGGAAGCATTCAAAGCGGAAATGCTAGATAAATACAAAGAAAACAAGATAGATGCGAACTACATGGATTATTTTGATAGATACTACACACCTGCGTTTACCTACAAGGCTTTGAATAGATTAATACAAGGATCAGCTGCAGATATGACAAAGAAGGCTATGGTAGATTTACATGAAAAAGGTATAGTTCCACACATACAGATACACGATGAACTTTGTTTTTCGATCACGGACCACGAACCAAAGTTAATTCAAAGTATCATGGAAAAAACCATACCTCTTGAGGTTAAGAATAAAGTTGACTTTGAATCTGGACCAAATTGGGGTACAATAAAGTGAGGACATATTATGGCGTATTTAAATGCAAACATACCACCAACTTATGCTCAGATAAGGAGAGAATATTTATATGACCTTAAAAAACATCATGGAGAAGTTGAGGACTGTATTATCTTTGGTATATCGGCTCTTACTGGAAGGAGCATACTATGGCATGCTATTATGGAAAACGGTGCAATATTTTATCGCTTACCAATTAGCGCGTTTATTCAAAAGGGATTTAAGCCATCCGACGTGCCCACAAGAAGACTTGATGAACTACAGCTCTGGAATTGTT